CATCTGTCTGTCTCCTTGCCGGTGATGGGGGCGCTTGGCCCCCGTTGAGTTTACTGTAGCTCAGCAGCGATTGCATTCAGAGCGGTGACAATTGCCATGCTTTCACGATGTTTGTGGTGCTTAGGGTGGCCCCAATGGGCTTCCGCCTCGTCAGGCGTAAAGTCGCGGCACCCAGCGACAATCGATCCGTCCGATTGCAAGGTGAACATGTACCCATCTGATCGGGTTATGCTTGTAGGCGTAGACGTGTACTCCCCGCGCTTGACCAGCGCATTGCCGTAGACCCACGCATCGCCGGAGACCCACGCATCGCCGTAGACCCGCGCATTGCCGTAGACCAGCGCATTGTCGTGTACCAGCGCATCGCCGTAGACCAGCGCATTGCCGTAGACCAGCGCATCGCCGCGGACCCGCGCATTGCCGGAGACCCACGCATCGCCGTAGACAAGCGCATTGCCGTAGACCCGCGCACTGCCGGAGACCCACGCATCGCCGTAGACCAGCGCATTGCCGGAGACCCACGCATCGCCGTAGACCAGCGCATTGCCGTAGACCAGCGCATCTTCTCCAATGTACGCGCTATTATGTACGTTAGCCGTATCAGCCACCCACCCGCCACCTTTGATGTGCCTGTGCGCAGGAACGGGGCCGTTGCCGTCCCCGAAATCGTGAGTTTGCTCTTTTATCTGTCTGTTTCCCTGTGTTGATCGTCGCGCTGGCGGTCCATAATCAGGAACAGGCGCGTGGCAAAAAAGAAATGTGCCTGTTTTGTGGGTAACTCGGAGCGATCCGCGAATGTCTATCGTCAGACCCGCATCCTCAAAAAGGCGGACGACATCTGCTTGTGTTAGGTTTTTCATTTATGTTTTCCTTTGCTATAATAGTATTCTTCTAGAGCATTTGCAATCTCACTAAAGGATTCACCTCCTTCATTCATTTCTATAGCAATTTCTGATATTTTAAAGTCTTGGGTGAATTTTATTATGTGGTTATAGGTTATATCGTGTCCTTCAAAAGTAAAACCATTTTCATTAGGACCCTCAACTTCCATAGGGCCGAGATGAAACAAATTATTAAGTACACCAAGGCAGCAATAACCTGTCTCACCAAACTCTGAAACACCCATAAGTGTCTCTTGTATTTGCTGGTACTTACCACTGCGGAGTGCAGCCACCCATTGATCGAATTCCTTATCAGTCATTTTAGCAATTGTCATAGTTTTTCACCTTACCGTAATCCATTATAGGGCAGAACTTGTATTTGATAGACCGGTACTTTGTATTGATAAGGCCGGGCGGTTTGGCCACGTAGTTTTGTCTCCTCTTCTCAAAAATTTCTTCATAGCCTTTAACAAGTAGCCAAACAAGAGAAAAAAGCAAAGAAGCATAAATAAGCATAGAACCAAGAAAAAACCCAAGAGCCCACCAGTTTCCATCTTCAAACAAATTAAAATTGAAGAACAAAAGGTAAAGACCATAAAACCAACCTACAACAACGTAAGATAAGAAGGTACCAATAGAACCTGTAAAGATCACAAAAAGAAGGATAGTACGCCAGTACTGGCAAAAGTCCACTGGCATGTTACCACCAGATGCACGCTTAGCAACCCGATAGTGCCACGATTTTTTGTTAGGTTTGTAAGATTCAATCACAGTTGTTTCCTCTCGAAACTATCGCATACCACTGGTTATCTCTCGGAGACATATATGGTTTGCGGGCTATAGTGTCGTAGCCTTGCGCAGGATACTTTCTCAGGTAGTTAGAAGACGCCACAAGGGCGTCCTCCTTTGTCTCAAATGGACCAAGATTCTCATACACCATTACACAGCCACGCTTTGGGACTTCTGGTGATTTTTCTTGTTGTTAGCACGGACTTCATCGGGGGTTGCAGTAACCCAATTCCGCTTACCATGCCGATCAACTTCAGAACGAATGTTAGGCGATCGACGACGACCAGACTTAGCCGGAAGCTTGGCCTTCTGCCTAGTGTTAATTCCAAGAGCACTCTTGCGGCTGCTCTGACGCGCCTTTGCTTTACCAAGTCCAGATTTTCCACCAGCCATTGATTTTCTCCTTATCCTATGTGTTTAGATTACGTCCAGATCCACCCAGCTTGCTGTGAAGACCATGTTAGAGAGAGGACCTCCTTGATCTATGATAAGCTGCATGATATCCTTTCGATTATGGCCAGCTAGACCACAACCAATCGGTGTGATAACAAACAAGAGACCGGGGCGAGCCTCAGCATACTTGATAAACCTATAGACAAAGTTCTCAATTTTATCGAGAGACAAAGTCTGCATACTCCCGTCTTTAGTAGGGATAGCATAGCACCGGCCAGTACGGCCAATCCCTACACCCCAAGCTGCTCCAAGGCTTTTATGTGCGTAGGAAGCCGCCCCTGCACCGTGATAACCAGCGAGGTTAGAACCAAAAACAAAGCATAGGTTGTTCACAAGATTCCAGTTATAAGCCATAAGTTAGTAACCCTTCATTTCTTCTTTTAATGCTTCGACAGCATGGATAATGTTAGCCTCTTGGCATTCTTTGATGCGCCTAAGACATTCTTCTTTGGTGAGTCGGCTACCACCCACCGGCTTAACCCTATCTAGATCAATCTTCATAGTTTTGCCCTCGTTTTTCGTTGTTTTTTCTGCTCGTTCTTGACTAGTTTTTCAAGGTGAAAGTTACAAGAACAACAAAGATCTATCCAATTTAAAGCCACCCAACCTGCCAGTCTCGCATCTTCTGCACGAGCAGTAAGCTTATACACAGTAGGTCTCTTATCGCACCCTACTATAGGTCTCTCCATTTTAATATTACACCTATCACAAATGTAATACTCTTCCGTCTTTTTTACCATTGTTATGGCTTCCTTCTGTTGATTTAGTATACAGTGTAGTCAGTAGTAGTTGTCAAATGCAGCTTCTGCATCCTCTTCTCTTGCTTCTCTGAGTTCTTGCTTGAGGTCTCTCATATACTCATTGAACTCTTCCTGAGTTATAAGGCCATCCTCAAGCTCTTGTTCAAGTTCTAGTTCGGCTTTATCACACCAGTGCATTGCTCTTTTCCTTGCTTACTATAGTTGCAAAACCTTTTTGATCCCACACGAGTTTTACCCCGCGTGAAATCAGTTCCTGTTTGTAGAAGTTAAACATAGTGTCGTGGTGTCTAGCAGCGCCACGCGCATGTAAACTAAGATACGCATCAGAGTTTCTAGCGCTCCTATTCATCAGACTAAGAAGATCAAAGTTCGGCAAGTTGCTTTCGGATTTCATCTTCGGAAAGACCTTCCAGCTTGTTTTCTTGTTTCTTATCAAGGATCTCAAGAAGCTTCTGACGCTTTTCAGCCTTAGCGCGGGCATCTTGACGAGCAGCGTTTTCGTCTTGCTTATCAGCAATTACGTCTTTAACAAGCTCAAGCTGATCTTTCCAACGAGTCAACTGGGGGTTAGACCCAGTATCAACGAAGGTCTCTTCTCCCGTTTCACGAATCTGGCGAGAAAGATCAATTGCCACCTTATTAAGGCAAGCAGCACCTGTTTGAGAAGTCAGAGCCAACTTGAACAGATCCTCGACGGTCATCTGACCCTTAGTGGAGTTGAAGCGCCAGTTTTCTTTTGCAGCACGTTTGTAGAGATTAGTCATGGTTTTGATTCCTTTATCCGAAGTTTACGTTGTAAGCGGTTTTCTTACCTTTGTTGTCTGTTACCAAAAGTTCGATTTCGGCTTTTTTGGTATGAGAAAATCCAACACCAGAAAGCTGGTCGGGATCAAGTTCACACTTAGTCTTGTTTCCAAGTACTTCAAACACCTTACGGTGCTTATAAAGCGCTGGACTTAGAAACTCATTAAAGATACCACGAGGTTCCTCATCAATCTCACACCCGTCGAGGATGAAAAAGGTGTGTTTATTACCAGCCTTATTATTACCCCAGTGGTTAGGTGAGTTCATGATAGTACGAACCGTTGCTAGATTGTTTGTATCTACTCCCCAAATATTTTTGGAAGACTGGGAAGAGCAAGGGATCTTGTGAGTGATAGAGAACACACCATTTTTTAGGGTTACCTCAGCAACAAGAACCCATTCTTTGTGATCAAGTTTCTTAGGATAGTCATATTCAAAGACCTGACCATCAAACTCAATCTCGGCTTTGAAGCCACCTTCTGTAGGAGAACGAAGTTTCCAGTTATGGATGGCACAACGATATATACCATCCGACATTTCACTACGAGACGGGTAAGTAATGTTCTCAACTGGTACATTGCCACTTGGCGCAGCTGAAACGTAATCTACGTCTTGAACTCCTCCTGTTTGCGGATGTTGACGTTTGTTCCAGCCTACTCGCTGTTCGTTGTTACCATACTTGTCACCAACTTTAAAAGCCCTCTTGCTATTTTCGGGGTGGAAAACATGAAGATCCATAAGAGAGGCATTACGCCGACCCTCGTGGTTCCAAGAGTGAGAGAACCGGAAGTCACCATCAACCGAACCCCCTCGTGCAGCAACCTTACGGCGGATATCAGAATCAGTGATACCACCGTTGTAGGCCCAACCAAAGTCATTGTTCCAGCTAAAGAGACCACCGGAGTCACCGTGTTTGGGAGCGGTAACTGTCATGAAGTTAGCCGTATGATCGTTACGAACCAAGGCTTCAATCTTATTGGCCTGAGGAACAACATGTTCAATGAAGTCCTCTGCTGGGATCGGCTTAGCGTTCTTGATGCTAAAGTCTGTCTTTTTAACTTCAGAAGAAAGCAAATCATTAATCACAGAACCACCGATCATCTGTTTACCAGTGTCCCGGTCAACAAACAAAACGTCGTTAACGTCCATATCTGAAGCACGAGCAAGCCTACGATCAACAGCGTGTTCCATGTTAAGCTCTTTAAGAGTCTTAACAGCATCATCAACCATACGTTGGGTGATCAAAGCTTTAGGACGCTTGTAGTTTTGAGGAGCAACTTTACTTTCAAAAGACTTTACCGCTGATTCAACCTCTTTACCCTCGGACAAGTCTGTAACAAGAGTACCAATCGAGGTATTTCGGAAGGAGGCGAGGCCGGGGTTTGTTGCTGCTACATGCCACAGGAAACTATCCCTTTGTGAAGAAACTATCTTATTCCTAAAATCCTTTTTTGCCTTGAGCATGTCATCAACTTTTTTCTTATGCTCTTGACCTCGGTAGAGACTGTTTTCGTCAATCAAATCCTTTACTGTTTCAAGAGCATCAATGGTGAATTCGTTCATTGATCGTTTGAAAACCCCATAAAGAGATTTGACTTTCCCCTGTGGATTCCCCGGAGACTCATGGTAATGGGCCTTGTCAATGCTAGCGTGAAAATGGTAGAAGGTTTCCACGTTACCATCCGGATCAAGGTTCTTGTTAGAGGGCACCGACACCTTCCATTCAGAGGATCGGAAGATAGATTTGATCGGCGTGGACTTTACGATACTCCTCATTACCTTTGCTATTCTGTTGTAAGGCTCTGGAAGGTTACTACAGTTATCCCATACAGTAGTTTTTTCAAAAGTCTTCGGATCAATGGATATGACGCCGCCAACTCGACGAATAAATTGTTTATCATATGAACCATCGTGGAACGTACGTGTACGGAAGATGGGGTTTTCTTCCCCGGTAAACGCGTCGAGGTAAAAGTCAAAGAAATCTTTTTCTTCATACTTGTCTTTGATTGGTCCGAGGTCATAGGCTGGACGCCCGTAGTCGTCCTTGGCGTACACCTCTTTTTCACCAAAGTCCAGAAGTTCTAGGTCAACAACGAATAGTTCACCTTTAGACATTTTGTCGAAGCTCTTGTTTACTGTGTTAGCGAAAAGTTTGAAGTTTGTCATTTGGTCTGGTCCTTTATAGGAGTTCAGTTTACAGGTTTGGTTTTGTAGGCCACCCCTCAGAAAGAGGGATGACCAATGTCTTATTACCAGTTCCGACGATTAGACTCGGAACGCTCGATGACTTGGGGCCTGATCGTAATCACGATCATAAACGACCCTTGTAGAGCGTTCTTCAAGACTATCGGGCTCAACTTCTTCAAGAACCTCGTACCGGCAGCAACGCATCTTGGCATTGTTGTAATCCGGCGGCACAGCAACCACGTCTGCCGGGTTTACCTTAACTGCAACAGTACGACTACCGTTAGAGTAGAAATGACTCAGGTAAGAGGTAGCTGCAACGTGGAGACCCCGCGAGCAGGTGTTGTTGATGTTGTCATCAACCTGATGTCGAGAAACTTCGCACACCTTACCCGGACTATTGTCAAATGTATTTGAGTGGATGTCACGGTAGTTCTCGCGAACGTTCTTAAAGGCCACAAAGTGCCCATCTTCTGTGATAGGAGCCATCCAGTGCTCAAGGAATGCAAACAGAGACTGACGAGAGTTGTAGCTAGGATTCTGGTCAATGTTGCGAAGGAAGTTAGCCAAGGGCTCAATGTCAGCGTCTTCACCAGCAAGATCAAGCATCTTATCTACGAGAACACCATGAAGCTCTTCACCCTTGTAGGTGATAGTTTGTGCTTCAAGGTCGACAATAATGTCAGAACCTTCTGCAAACTTAGACATTGCAAGACCACGGTCAATCAGACTGGTGATAAGTTCAGGGTCATGAGGCTCGTAAAGAAGGTGTTCACAAAGCTTATCAAAGTTCTTTGAGTCACTCGGGATGTTATGCGACTTGCCGTTAAAGAAGATAGAGATTGCTTTCGGGGTGTAGGTATAGGGGTATTGCATTAAAACTTTCCTTTTTGGTTCATGACTAGGTCTTCATACTGCTTAACAGTATCTTTATTCCATCCGTTCAGTTTAGATAGGAGTGGAAACAGGGAAGATCGTTCTTTTGAGATTGCCTCAACGATACGATCGTAAGAAACAAGATGTCCTGACTCTTTAGCATCAGATCTAACTGAGTTAATCTTGTCTAGATCATCCATCGTTATAGATGCGGTAATTTTCTCAAGTTTTTCATAGATTGGCCTTATAGCATTTACATGCCTGCTTGGCCAAAACGGAAGTGTGTAAAAATTGTGAGAGGAATTTATGATATTATTAATACGATTTTTTGCAGTTATGCAATGCTTCAGATTAACAAGACGCTTGTATTCCCCACTATTAATTACCTCTTTAGCAGTGACATCAAGATTAATCCAATCTGAGTCTTTATCAAATCGACTCCACATAGTTTTAGGAACAATAACAACTTTATCATCAGGACTTAGCCCAAGAATACTTTTCCAGTTAGGGAGAAGAAAATTTTCCTTGAAAGTCCCGTCTTGGATATCGTTTCTAAACATGCGAAGATAGTAACCACCTTCATCAAATTCTTCAGGTTCAAGTGTAGTATCGTAACCACGGAAGCTGCCATTTTCTTTCAGTTCCCTGAGTTTTACACGAGACCTACCCTTCTTAGGATGGGTGTAGTCTATTTCGTGGGTAAAAATAGTTCCCCTATTTTCTTTTGCACGCCTAGACTTATAGGTCTTTATCTGATCCAGAGCTTCTTTCTCGTTGTCGTCCGTTATTTCAACATAGGAAGCTTGACTAAAACCTCTTCCCGTTAGGTACTTATGTACACGTCTGGCATTATGCTTTGCTTGGGGCGCTCCCTTCCTTTGATCGGATATAATAAGAATTGGATCTGTGGTAATCCGGTAAGTTGAATCAAAATAATTATTTGTTTTAGTAATTTTAGCGTTGGCTGTGGCTTTATGATCTATCCAAGCGAAAGAAAATTGGTCTAGCTCGGTTAGAATATGGGAATTGAGTAATTCGCCCCAAACAGAAGTAAACCTACCTTCTTTGTAAACAGTAGCCTTCCCACGTTGTGGGTTCTTTGGGTCATATTTTTCTAGGTTTGAGTCAGTACTAAATTTTACTATTGAATCGGCAGAAGTGAAGTGTTGTTTCATAAAATAGTTATGTGAAACTCTACTCCAAAAGTATTTGTTAGCTTCTTCAAGCGTCTTAAATTTGTTTACTACTTCAAGAGTATCCTCTAAGATTACATCTGATACTTCACTAATTCTCTTTTTGATAGAGTCAGCAGTAGGTTCATCTTTACCGAAAGATAGTTCCTCCCGAGACAGAGTCATCTCAAGTTCCCCCATCTCAAATGGTAAGATGATAATATCATCACGACTACAAAGTTTTGTTAGAGTAATAATTTCGGAAGAAGAAACATAATCGTTAGGCTTGATAGGATAAAGAACGGTACCCATTTTAGCAAAAACAGTGCTTTCGTTATACCCTATTCCTACGGGGCTTCCGTTTTTATCACAGAAATTGCCTATCTTGTAAAGACCTTTTTTATCAATGTAATAATTGATACGCTTCTTAGGCTCAAACCCCTCTGGGATAGGGTCATAGGCGAGAGAAACCCACTCAGCAGCATCCCGGAAAGACTGAACGTCTCTAGCATCAACAGGGAAAGTTACCTCTAGGCCAGTTTCATCATCAGAGTCTTCCTCGTGCATCAAGTTAATGGTTGGTACACCGTCTCGACCAATTACTGCTGAATAGACCCTACGCTTTCCATCATGCCAAGATGTAACCCCGTATGTGTCAGTGTAGGAGAAAGGCGATTTAGAACCAAGACCCCACTTGCCCGTTTGAGAGTTTGTATCCTCTTTTGTAGATTGGAACACAGTTGTATACAGTCCCATGACATCTTCATGAGACAGTCCATAGCCATAATCACGCACCCTAAACTCGTTGTTGAACAAACTAGGAAACGTAACAGAAAAGGGGCGGTCCTTGTTACCACGTTCTGTATGAGCGTCGTAAGCGTTAGACCAGATCTCCCTAGTAATTGATTCCGCCTTGCGGGAGTATAGACCGTCAATAAGAGCTTTAAAGGCCTTTGCATTCTCAGCAATTTTGAAACGACCTTCTTGAGACACGCTCGTACGTACATCACGTTCTTCTTGCATCAACTTCATTTTGGATAGATTCCTTCAATTATGATTCGTCTAGCATTTTCTAAAGAGTAAGTCTCGTAGATGAGGAAAATAGAGTCTGCGTCACCTATACACAACCCTTTAGAATACACCTGAGGAACAGTTCTGTGTTTTGCCACAAAGAGTGGCCGGATAGATGTTGCATTAACTTCAGTAAATTCAAATTCGAGTTCTCGAAGAATTCTCTTTACATCATTGCAGTGTGGGCAATATTCTTTTCTTGTGAATACTACTAAATCTTCTTTAGAGTAAGATAACAGATCTCCCATCTACAATCCCCCTATAGTCTGATTCAAATTTATTCCATCTTAAATCATACTCTTGACCTTTATATTTCACAGTTATAATGTCAGAGAAGAAGTATGACAAATTTCCGCTCATACTTCCCCTAACGAATTCAGCTTTGATAAACTTCCCTTCCCTCTCAACAAGAAGAGTCTCTATATTATCACTCATCAGAATTCCTCTGCCACAATAATTTCACTGTAGAGATCCTTATAGCTGTAGTCATTTTTCCGCATCTTCAGAAATTTCTTAACTGAATCAGTTTCACCAAAGATTAGGATTTCTCCATATCCAATTCCCATTTGTGATGGATGTAAGAACTCTACACGATCCAGAGTATTAGACAAACCGTGAATCGTCCTATTCATAACTGTTGATTGGTTATCATCAGGATCAGTAAATAGAATAAGAGAGTTAGAAGAGAGAGAAGTTACCAGTTTGGGAAGAAGAAGAAGAGTGATTGGGTCACACATATAGACTTCGACTGTAAGATCCTTTTTACGCCCGGCCAAACTTTTGATGACGTCTTGGACAATTCGTTCATTGTCTCGTTTCAGTACCATTTTTCTCCTTGCTGTTTTTCTTTGAGGGATCTTTGGATCTTCATCCCCTTTCTTTGGCCGCCCCGGTTTACGCTTGACTTTACTTGTCTCAGAGCCCTTTGTTTCGTTTTCCATTCTTGTCCTCTTTGAATTTAGATACAGTCATAGCCACATCGTCGTGGATACCGTCAGATCCTTGTACGAACCTACGAGCATTTTTCTCACCGTGTTCATGCTTTACGTTGTACACGTCATACAACGCACCTGTCTCGTAGAATTGAGTTTCAGACAGCACACAACGCAGCTTCGAATTTGTCTTGATCATTTGATTTGTTTGACCAGAGTAGCGAGGTTCCAAACTTTCCATTTTCAATTTCCTTTCGGAATCCTATAATGTGAGAGAGATGATGTGCGGATACTTGGTATCCATCTTTGTAGTCTTTATTGTATTTAATAGCAATCTTATCACACCAAGAGTTCCACATGTGTTCTGGATTCTTCATTGGCTCGTGATAACACAGACCAACATATCTAGTTACAAGATCGCGGTTGCGCCAAACGTTGTATTCGTAATCAGAGTAGGGGGAATAATTGTAATTTGGCCTTTTATTTGCTTTCAAAACCCTGTCTGATAACTTTGATATTGTCTCCCACCTAATACTTTTGTAGGGACGGGAACTAGGTAGTTCAAATTTGTGCTTTTTGTTAAAGTCCTGTATGTGATGTGTATCAATGCAACCTATGGGATGCCCACACATTTGCAGAGCAAAACCAACTTTTGGAAGATTCAGACCCTTTATATCCAGCAAGTGGTAAAACCTATCAGTGAGACAAAACTCTTCGCTTGTTGCAGCTTCAAAGTACTTATCAACGTTGTCAACAAGATGTGACCAACCTTCTTCTGTTGTTGAGGTAATTTTGTTATCTACATCAATTCTGTTAAAAGGGCGTCGAATTGAATGCATTGTAAACCTACACACAGCAAGGAAGCCTTCAATAGACTTCGCTTGCTGTGCAATAAGGGGGACATGTTCATTATACATGTTTAATATTTTCCTTTAGATTTCGCAACCTCCAGCGACGCAAGCTAGCTCTTGACTACCTTTTGTCATGTCGGTGCTTTCATAAAATGAAAGTAGAGACCAATCAACCTCTACACTACGTTCACGGCTCCATTCTCTGTATTCTTCTTCAGAGATTTCAGCATAAGGAGCTTGCTGATAAGTCCCGCCATCGTAAGGCAAGAAGGAAACACCAGACATCTTGTCAAAGTGCTCATAGACAAATTTTCCTACTTCTTCCCATTCGTGATCTTCAACTGAAATTGTCACAGATGGTTTGTGCTCACACCAGTGATCTTGGTAAACAAGCCAAGTCTTAAGCTGATCAATAGCATTCATATCATGCCTAAAGACGGCTTTGTCTGGCGCTTTCATTGGAAAATAGAATACAGTGCTGCTATACTCTTCTTCTCCAACTACTTGATATTCTTTCAAAAGAGTTTTAGTCTTAATATCAAAGACATAGCTGTTGTTATTGATTTTCCCTTCTTCGTCTTTAGAAAGATTTTCATAGTCTTCCACGATAGCAAGCCCACCTTTACTGAAGAACTCCATAACATTAGGCTCCCAGTACACTCCTTGATCCTTCATAAGAAGGGTAACAGGGTCTTTGTTATCATTTCGTACTGTACGAAGGTAGTATGGAGCAAAACGAGTATGGATGCCAGAGGCACTATCTACCATTTGAGACACTGTACCACTAGGCTTTACACAAGTAATAGCAACAGACTGATTAATGCCTAGCTTATTGGCCCAAATACGGTTCACCTCTACAGCATACCCCCTGAAGTAATCAAGGGTTGCCTCCAGACCAGAGTTCTTACGAGTCATTAGAGGGTTATCCATAATACCAGTAAGAGACACGCCTAGGAGTCTTTCTTCTTCAGTATTCTTTTTCCAGATACTACGTAGATTAGGGAAATGGGTTAAAGTAGATTGGATAGTACCAAGAATCACCGCTTTGCGGATCTTTTCTTTAATATCTTCAACGGTATCTTCGGGCCGTATAACAGCCTCTGTTAAGTTACAGAACTGATAAGGACGAAGGATTATTTCACTGCACGGATTTGTGCCAAAGTCAATCTTTTCCCAACGACTTGGGTTATTAGCACTTGTAGCATGGGTCATACGACGACCGCGTTTTTTAATAATCCTTTGTGCCGCTTCTCTGTTGAAGATACCCCTCTCACCAGAACCAGATTTAATCAAGGCCTGCCATTCTTCCCAGAAAGTGGCTTCGTCTGGCTTATGGTCATATGCAACTGAGTTATTGCTCAGAGCACGTTCAGGATGTACAATATACCATTCACCCTCTTTAGCAATGCGAAGCTCAGCGTCATCAAGGTCGGAAAGCGAGATCATTGCGGATCGACGGACTCCACCAACAACAATAACTTGAGCAATCTTGCACATTATGTCATGACACTCTTGTGTTTTAAGTTGGCGACCTCTCGCCTCACGAAACACTTTAACAACGAAATGAAAAAGATCTTCTAGCGGTTCAGGTCCACTAGCACGTCCACCAAAAGTTTTCAGTGGGGTACCAGCTTTACGGACACGAGTTGTGTCCCAGCTAGGCTCAATGCCAGAAAAGAGTAGGGATATAAGCTGATGCAAAGCATCTGCCCAACTTTCTTTGAAGTCTTCCACAATAATTTGTGTAGGGACTTTTGTCATAGTCTCTGCAACTTCAGGAAGGTCACACACAAACTTATCTTCTACAGAGAAACCAACACCTGTACCGTTTGACAAGATAATCATAGTTTCTCTAAAGGAATGGATGCTGTCAACAACAAGAAAAGCACAATTAAAGCCAGCCGTGCTATCTCGATCCAGAGCAGGTCCTGCTGTCATCATTGCCCTCATAGAAGGCATGGCTTCAAGATCATAAATACCTTGTCGTAGTTCTGAGATCACATCAAGGTCCTCTTGGCTTAATTCGCCAATGTGACCCCTCATAACACTGATGACAACATTATCAATGTATCTATCTACCGTTTCATGGTAGTTTTCTCGCCTTTGGAGGAACTCAATCCATCGAGCATAACGAGAAAGGGCAATAAACTTTTGGTAAGAAGTAGGTAGTTCGGATGAATTCATTAGTCCTCCTATGGTAGTTTCTAGTATTACACCCCCACCGTTAAGTGGGGGGTGATTATTATTTAAAGGTCTCTTGGGAGGTATTTCCCTTCTTTTTCAACAAGTTGCACCTCTTCTAGAGGTGGTCCGTTGTACCTTTTTTCTGCTGGTAGCCAGTCCTCAGCTAGGATGAGGGTCCGTTTAGAAAAAGGGGTTACCTTAAACAGAACTTTTTGGTCTATTCTCTCGTCACCTAGGTAGAAGAGCCCTAACTCAGCTTTTGCATTACATCTCTTCTTTGTAACTGGTAGAACTTTGAGACAAATTCCTACATAAATTCGTCCATCCATTCCACCTTTAGAATAAATAACATGGTTACCTACCCTGATCTCTCTTCCAAATCGATCAGGGACATAATCACTATTTTCAATAGTTGTGCTGTCAAAGATATTCATTGTTACATTCTCTTGTTAAGGAAAACCCAAATAACAGCCAACACAATGAAGATGAGGGTAATAGCAAGCGGGATCAAAAGAGGTGAAAGTACCCACCACCAAGACCATGATGCAACTACACCAACTTGGCCTAGTTTAAGACCCACAAACAGCAGGGTCAGTAGTTGCAGGAATCCTACAAACCTGTAGTTGTGTTCAACAGTTTTTTCTTTAGACATGTTATCTCCTAGATAGTTATTAGACTAATTTGTTATTTAATGAGGTAGGTTCCTTACCCTGCCCCACCGTAGTTACTCTTCATCTTTAACGTCACCTAAATTTTTCTTTGATTGCTCATGCTTATCTAGCTCCTTTAGCACTTCGCGTGCTGTTTCTGCCGGGTAAGTCCCCATGGTCCAGTGCCAATTTACAAAGCTCCTTATAGCTTCAATGTTGCCACCAAAGAAGTTAAGTAACGCCCTCAGATTATCACTCACTTGTATTGTCCTTTTAATTCTAGCTTTCTCTCATTTCTTCTACTCTCATGAACTTGTCTGTATCAGCCTGCATCCTTCCAGTTTTATGATTGTAATATAGCTTACCAGCAGGGCCGGTTTGGCCAGTGAAGCGACACTTGAGTACACTTAGCATCATAGTGTTTCGCTCTTTCTCGTCGTCTGACTCTTGGTTTCTTGCAAAGCCAATGACGTCGAAAGAAATCTGTTTGATAGAACCAGAATTGTGAGTGATTATATGGTTACCCAATAAGAACCTACCGTCTCCGTCTAAGGTAAAGCCATAGTATCTACCTTCATTAAGTTTCTCAATGATAATTCCTCTTTTTAGACAGTCATTACGTTTCCTACTAGGTGGTACTCTTGATGACTTTTGACAAGGTATCTCATCTATTGCACCTGAAATCGTTACTTGGTAAATAGTAGAGCCATATGAAGAATAGCTTGTTGAAGTTATCTTTTGAGGGCGACAAGTACTATAAAAACCTAAAGACCTTGCAATGTCCTTTACATCTTCCGCCATTGTTTTATCTTTCTGGTAAAAATAAAAACACCTGTCTTTCTTTGAGTAAGTTCCGTCTGTATCTATTAACCCGGCAATTAACTGGATTCTATTTTCCCTAGAGTTAAACTTATAGTCAGGAGGAATGTGTTTGTTATTTAGAACACCAATATGCTTTAATTTATTGAGTAAATCACCTTTTGTAGTAGTTACAAAGTTGAAATATTCTTTCTTTCTATTAGATGGTGTCTTCAAAGTTGCATTCAATTCTTCGCTTACCCTTTTTGCAATACCTAAGTCAGAAGCATCCATGATCCTGAAAGCAGACTTAGAACCGCCTCCAAGCCAAACCCCTAAAGAGTAAGGGGGTATAATAAGATCCTTATTATCTAGTTCATACCCTTCCGAGAAGTGTTGTTTACACCTAACCTGAAAGCTTTTACTTTTATCTAAAAAGTCTTTAACTTTCATATCAAACATTTTATTATTTCTTGATAGAGTCAATACATGGTTCTCATTACAGATAAAATAATCTTTTGATGTTTTGTTAGATACTTTATACATACGTTGTTCACCGGTTTTTAGGCTCATAACTGTTCTTGGTAATGAGTCTGGACCCATGAGCTTGTCACCAACTTTGATGTCTTGTACTTTTACTTTTCTACCCTTATAGCTTAATACTTCTGTGTCATAAGCTAAACAACCTTTGATGTCGTCTAGGGACGGAATACGACCTTGTTCAAAAGTTTTCTGGTCGTTGTTTCTTTTACGAAGGTGAGAGATTAGACCAATCCACACATCATACTTCTTAGCTAGATGCAAGAGACTGTTCATAATCTTGTCAATGGCTTCATTACCAGTAAGCCCGTCTGAACCTTCAGAAACAAGAATTGTAATGTGATCGATAAAAAGATACTTACAACCTTTCAGACACATGAACTCTAGGTGGTCCATAATAGACCCGTCGCTGATAGAGCCTTGATGGTCCAACACCAGAATATCTCCATCTGCGAAGACCTTATTAAAGCCTTCTCTCAGGTCTTCCATAGGGACATCTTCGTAAGAGGGGTTCTTGTTGATAGCCATACCAGAGAGCTTCCTAGTGTACTCCTCTGGTGACTCCTCTAGGCTGATGATACCCACCCTACTAGAGGAGTGAACCCATGCCTCTCCGGTCTCCTTTGAGACACTCTGCTGTAGGTGGTAAACGATCTCTCTCATTAGGGTAGACTTCCCAGAGCCTGTGCCAGAGGTCCAAAGGGTGATTTCACCAGTTCGTATACCTCTAAGCTTTTCGTTTAGACCCTCCATATAGTCCGGGTAAGGTACAGACTGTTTATTGTTATATGCCTCTAGCCTTTCCCAGAGGTCTTTACCGTTAAGAATAGCAGCAGGAGAATACTCTCTAGCATCAGCAATAGCCCAAACTACTTGGTCTATGCCATACTCTTTTGCATAGTCGCAAGCATCCTTTACACCATCAACTGTCTGAACAACCTTAACCTTGTCGTAGCCAAGTATCTTAGCGGCTTCTTTAGTTGCTTTTTGACCGGGTCCGTCATTATCAAACCAGATAACAATCTCATCAAACTTCCTGAGTTCCTCTCTTACGTCAATTAAGTCTTTTGTTGCAACGGAACTTTGAATAGAGTAAACAGGGTAGTGTCTTTTATAGATGCCGTAGTTGCCATCTTGTACTTTCATACAGTCGTCTTCACCTTCGGTGATTACTACCCTCTTACCCTTGTTTGGGAACAGACCCCAACCAAACAAGCCTTTCATTTCACCTACTGTGCCTTCAGAGAAATCCTTAGGTAGAACTCTCTTCTTATAGCCTTTTGGAATACCATCATCAATGTTATAGGCATAATAAACTGCTTCTTGGTCCCCATCATCAAAGTAGGATACTTTACAGTTGTATAGCTCCATTGTTCGTAGAGATATTTTCTTCAACTCGTATTTATCCGAGTCATAGGCATCAAATACAGCTTTGGCAAACTTAGGGTCTTTACGATCAGACCAACCCTTTGGTTTCTTAGAGTATTCCTCCTTTGTTTTATATTCTCCGCTACCCATTTCCTCTCCAGTATCGGGATCAAACGACCCTGATTTAAACTTTGCTCTACATTCTGCATTATGACAGTAACCACCACCATCATCAAAGACTGTGAAGCTGTTACCCCCATGAGCGGGGCAAATCTGATTATACTTGGGCATTTTACTCCTTTAGCATAGCCTGCGTCCAACTCTCAAGGGAAAATTTATCATCTCTCAAGAAAGACACCCCACCAATAGGTTTATAGCCTTTTTGCATAAGACTATTAACTTGGCTCTCCAATATATACCTATCAGAACACTTAACTACTTTGTATTCCATTTTTCTTATTCCTTTCAAGGATCTTACGTTTGATTTTAGCAGCATACTTTTTTGTAGCCGAGGAAACGTCTTCGTGAGGAACAAATTTAATTGCTGATATAACACGATTATATGAAGCGTACCCCCCCGAAGGAAGGGTAGAGGTTATAGAGTTAGAGAGCATTTGCAGGTAAGCCTCTCCGTAGTAAAGACCACCTTTTGTTTTGTAGAGATCAATTATCTCAAACTCAAATGCGTCTTTTCCCAATTTGTTCATATCGTCTTTAAGATTTTTAGACGAACCCGCATAGGTTCTCCAAGAATGTTCTTTTCCGTATTTAGGTGATTTCTTTAATCCGTTATACCTAAACACTTTCTTGCCAATGTAAAATTTACCGTCACTTTTTCTTGTGATACAATAGACAAACCCAAACCACTCCGAAGTTCTAAATTTTCTTCGGAATGACCAGTGGCCTAGGTTGTCCTTAGACAATAACGGTGTGGGAATTGGTGATTTCTTTGTATTCTTCCGGGTCAAATGTCCAAATGTCTCCTTTTGTCCTCCAGATATGAAGGAGACTACCATTGAACAAAAGCTTCTTGAAACCCTCGTTACCGTATTTAAGACCATACTCAGAAACTACCACCTCTTTGTGTTCTTGTGGTGTTGTCAAGCCCGACAAAATCTTACCTGCCTTGATTGGTCCTATTCCTTCTATACCCGGAATATTGTCAATGGAGTCGCCGGTCAACATCTGTTTCCAGAAAAATATATCGGCTTGTTCCTCATTGACGTGCCAACGCCTCTTAGCGTTAGCCTCTGTTTTTGGGTCTAAATGATATCCGGGGATCATGTCTAGGTCTTTGTCAACCGTGACTACAACATAGTTATCTTCCCCTAGCTTGGTAGCCCAGACACCAATAGCGTCATCTGCTTCGTAACCTTGACAGTAATGGGCATCAAATACATCTACTACCCAGAACCTTAGCTCATCAATATAAGGCGCTCTTTTCTTATTAGATGTTGCCCTTGCTTTTTGAAGCTTGTACTCTGGATGTATTTTCTTTCGAAAGTTATCCTGAGAGTTGCCAACTGCCATTGAGTACACAGCCTCTTCTTCTGGTATGTAGTGGCTCTCGAATATGTGCTCTACAAAATGCTCAAAACGGTCTTGAGCGTGTTCAATTGAAGGCTGATAGGTTTGTTTTGCTGCTTCTATCTCCTTAAGACTTGCACCTCTCCACTCCATCTCTTCTAAGTCAGCCTTAGATGCTGGTTTTTGCCAACAAGCCATGTGAACAAGAATATCACCATCGATCAAGAGTCTCCTGTTCTTTGGCTTATACTGGATTACTTCCTGCATTATCATCTTCCTCTGAAATTAGGTCAAGATCAATTCCTTGCATTACAGCACTTAGGATTTCAGTCATTACCCCCTCATAAGCCTGTTGAAAAGCAACATCTTTTCCAATTGGGAGATCCGATACAATCTCAATTGGGTAATCTGTCCCTTTCTTTGATGCCAGTTCACTAAGAGCAACTGCAACATTTGGAAAAGACTTTACCTCTAGTCGGAATCGATAAGTGTATTCTTCTCCCTCACCCTCTTCATGGGTAATTCCGTATTCGTATTTGTTCATATTAGTATCCATTGTTTACTTTTTTGCCCCGCGAATAGTCTTTGGTTTGAACCATTTTCAGTCATTGACTCTTTCATTTTCAAAAGGCCTTGGACGTAGCTGTTCTATAACCGGGTGATACTCTTTTCCTCCATTGAGAGGACGCAGCCTATTAACCTTTTTGATATTCTTTGGCTTCTTCTCTATTGCGTATCCTTTTATACCTTCTTCCCATACTTTTGGGGGTGTAGAGAGAAGTTTCTTTCAAATTCATTTTCCCAATCTACACCTAGAGCCTTTAGGAGTGCTGCGAGGCACCTAACGTCAAACCTGACTGTGTCTACCCCAAAGTCTGTGTTTTGAACAATTTGGAGAACCCCATCTCTTGATATGTACACTTTCATAGGGTCTCCAGTAGGTTGTCTTTGGAAGTCTATAATTGTGACTCCAGACTTATTCTCAACGTTAATCAATATGTCTGGTAGCCTGTTTTCTTTCTTGTTTTTAGTCTTATGGGACATTTAGACCTTTCGATTTTACGAACTCTTCAAGCTCCAGAATTCTATACCACATAGAAAGAGTGAAGTTTGGTAGGTCATGGTGAAAGTTCAGACCTGTGTAGTAACCATGTCTCAAGACTCTACCGGGTTTATCATTAAAGTTTTCGTTGAACTCAATGCTATAAGTGTCGTCAATCTTTTTAACTTTGGTCATCGATTGTGTACCCTATCTTTCTTATTATGATTAGTGGACTTCAAAGTAGTCTTTTCCGGCTTTACAATCCCCGCATACCATAATGTCAACACCGAATTCTTTCGGGGCTTCCTTAAAACTCTCAATGATGATTTCTTTTGCTCTTTCAACGTAATCGTTTCTTACTTCAATATTGATCTCATCATGATAGAACAATAGGAATCGGTGGGCAATGCCCTCTTCTCTAAACCTACGCCAAATCATGGAGATAGTTGCCTTCATAACGATCGCCTCAGCACCTTGGATGAGGTAGTTGAGAGCTGTATGAGGCTGATTGCAATAGATATGCCGATCGTCTAGACCTACGATAAATCCTTGCTTTTTTACAATATTTTTAACACGATTGATCAAGCTATCGAGTTTTGGATAAGCCTTTTGGAACCCCCCTTTAAGTTGGAAACCAACAGACTCGGGAAGCTTTAGAATCTTGGCAAGTTTAGGCCCTCCGGCACCGTAAAGAAATGCAAAAATGAAGGGTTTGGCATCTGTTCGGCTGACGATAGTTGATGACTTAAGAATAGATGTAGCACTACGAGAAAGAATATTAGCATTGTTCTGATGCATGTCTCCTTCGAGAAGTTCTTTTAGGAACTCATCATCTTTCATGTAATGAGCTAGAAGCCTTAGCTGACAACCAGCGGAGTCAGCCGACACAACAGACCAACCCTCTTCAGCAATAAAGAGGCTTCTGACTTCTTTTCCAAGTGTAGCATTACCTGATGGTAGATTTACAATAACGGACTGAGTCTGTCTAAAGGTTGGTGTACCAATATTAATAACATCTCCGTGGAGACGATCATCATCAGAGAAATGATCTTCCCATCCATCCATAATTGATTTACGAGACCTTAGAGTGTAAAACTCATTAATGTCTCCTGCGTTATCAAGCAACTCTAACGAAGTACTAGTAATTTTTGGGGAAGTCCTTTTCCAATAAAGTCTACCTCTTTCGTCAAACTCCCACTTACCATTCCAGTCATCTGGCTCCCAGCCAATTTTCCATAGATATCGTTTAACTGAGTCTGTAGAACCAATATCAGCATCACGGAATGTTACACGACAGTAATCACCCCAAACACCGTAGTTGTTCTTCTTACCTGCATCCTCTGGTAAGTCAAAGGTTTCACGAAGTGCTTTCGAGAACAGACCATTCTTTTGAACAGCCCATTTCTTAGCAAAGCCACCAGTGAAGTTGTCGTGATCGTACTCGTCTGTGTATCTTATGGTGTCAGATTTATACCCTTTCCGATCTCCACTGATCTTCTGAGGCTCTTTACCAAGACGAGGATTAACTTCTGATGTAATCTCATCCATACGTTTGTCAATTTTATCGATAACATCACAAACGCTTCTCCGATCAATTAACCAACCGTTAATGAGTTGTTCTGCGGCAATTCTAGCAGAGTCTGTCTCAATTTGGATAGCTCTTACAATGTTCTTCTGCCCTGATTTGACCATATGGGTTACTTCGCCTAGTAGTTCTTTATAAATAGGAACCATAAGACGAACGTCTTGTTTCATATACTCAAACATTTCTTTACTGAACTTAGTAAAGTCTGTCCATTCACCTTTGTAGTTGTCAAGGTGAATACCCCATCGGGCAAGGCTGTGGCTATTACCCATGACAAGCTTAGGTTTTTTAAACGAACCAAAATCACCCTGTTTATTCCGCCATTTTAGATAGTTTTGATAGTTCCGATCAGAAGCATCAAACCTATCATAATTGAGCACTCTAGACATAACATGGGTATCAACAAACTTATCGTGATCATGCTTGTACCATGTTATACCGTTAAGTCTTGCTAGCTTAATAAGTAGGTACTCGTCGTAGCCCGCACCGTTATGAGCAGCGCGGACATCGTATGTACATAGGTCTCTTAAGAACTTTTCAAATTCGAGAGGACCGTACCATTTTTCTTCCTTAGTATCAAGGTCTATGATACCGCCGCAGAACCATCTGTCTGCGCTTCTTAGGAATCCGTTTGCTTCAGTGTCGTAGACACACCTTTGTCTAGCCATTCGTCTCCTCCTTGGAAAGTCTCGTTAGGAATACCGGGATAAAAAAGACCCATGTCTACACCAAGGTCTTTACACTGTTTAATCTTTCCCATGTGTGCCCAAGGAGCAAATTCCCGTGGCTGTTTCTGTGTATCAGAAATGCGGTTGTGAGCATCCATAAGATACCAGATTGCCTTTTCTAGCTCAATACGCTCATCATCTTTTCGACCGAGACGAGTTTGATACTTTAGTGCGTTGACCACACTCGGTGTAACATAGGGATCGATCTTACTACCAATGTAGGCAGCAAGGTCATTGTATCCAATGTCCCTACCAGTTTGCAAGGCTCGGATCATTTCCTCTGCCGGAATCAGTTGGTGATGCTTAGCTTGCACCGAGTTTTGGCCTTTTTCACGTTCTGTTGTCATATAATACCTCTTCTTTAGTTATAGTTAAGACTGTTCATTCTCACTCTGGAGAAGGTCTGTTTTCTTAGCGTACACTGGGATTGCCCCTTTTTTGTGGTGGTTATGAGAGTTTGCGCGTCTCTCTGTGTCATACATCTTTCCTCTACGTCCTTTCAACGCTAAAGTTTGTTCTTTCTCTGTTCCGTTTCGGGCAACTACATCTCTCCACCTCTTGACATTGAATACGTAGGGGACCCACCAACCAATACAGACCTCCTCATCTTTAACGTCTGTTAATTGCTTTTCAAACGGTGCTTCTTTTTCAGTTCCAAAGATATCATCCATTATAAGCTTCTTCTTCAATTTCATCAAGTGCCTTAGAGAGATCATAACGCAGGGCTTCTGCACTAATGTATCCGTAGAGATGTGCTACTTTGTCTGCAGCAAAGTCTTGAGACCAGTGGTTACCCTCTGCCATGATTGCCGCTCGTTCTTCAAACTGGTCACGACACATCTCAATTTGATATTTTGTTTGGAGATCTGCTTTAATCACTTGTTTGTCCTCCCATTCGTTGCCATAAGTTTTCCCAAAGAAGAAAGCCCATTCATAAGGATCGTCCAATACTTTACAAGAGAACCATTCCCAGTCAGAGATATCAATATTATTGTAACGAGCATCCGATTCTATTAAAGACATATGCGCTCGCATATCAACCATAGTATACCACCCATCTCCAATAGGCATGATGTAACCCTTTTGGGCACAGGGTCCACTCTCAATAAAGTGTAGGCTGTAATTTTCATCTACTAGGCTTAGATCACCGCTGTAGAACTCCATGAATCTTTCAGACATATTCTCAACCCTTTCGGTTGTTTGGGGAGGCTATTATAGCCCCCCCTTGTTTTTGTTATTTATACTTTCGAGCCGGTAAGCATTACACGACCTTCTGAACTAACCATGTAATCGGTCAAGCTGGGGGATAGACGCCACTCTTCGGTGGTATTCATGGCCTATCACCCTTGGTCAAAAGGGATTTCGTCATCAAGATCTTTTGGTGTAGTCTTTTTACTCTTTGGTGCTGCTCGACCCTTCTTTGGTTGGGCATCAGCTTCCTCTAGTGCCTTAGAACCAACATCACCATCATCACTTCCGTCTGGATCAACAACCTTCATAGAATTGACGTGCTCAAACTTTTCTTTAGGCTGAGGCACATAGCGGTGAAGCTCTTTAACAGAGAGACCAAGAAAGTAATGAACGTGTTTAGTCACACCATCGTGCGTGAATTCTCGTGTGAAGATACGAACATCACCAACCGAACCATTACCAACAATCTTTGGATCACTGAAGGCTTCTCCTGTATCACCACGAAGGACTTCTGGCGGGTTGGACTCTTGGCCGTTTGCCTTAAACTGGTTACGACGAAGCTTCCAACGATAGAAAAGAATAGTCGACTCTTCATCGTCTTTGTCTTCTCGAACAGCTTTTACATGTTTAGTAGCGTTATACTCTTTACGCCAATTATTGGCCTCTGCCTTGTCCTCTGTTCGCAGTTCGACTTCCCAACCCATACGAGGATTACCATCGTTATCTTCTCCGATTTTGACAGGGTTGTTAGGGTCAGCCTTCAACCAGAAAATGGTAGCATCTTTGATAATTGTCATGTTTTATTACATCCTGTGTTTCGAGAACTTATAAATTTTGCTCTCTTATAGTGCGCACTTAGCGCTGTCTTCTTCTTTAACGTCACCTAATTTTATGTTACAGGCCAAGCAATTAGAATACGTCCTTCTCTTTTTGCTGGGTGTATGTAAGGTATAGCACCCCAGAGTATATCACAAAATTCTGATCGCTCAAATGCTTTCAAAAGTTTAGCGTGCTGGTTAGCGGTTGTCAGTTCTACTGCAACATAGTCTTTTTTAGAGTGGGGAGGTAAAAAGAGTCCAACGTAGACTAGCTTAAGATCCTCGCATATTTC